GTTACTTAGTCGTGCTAGCTGACACCCTCCCTCTGCCCAGATGAGTGGTCATCATTTTGAGGTGGTCTGTCTGCAATCCCGCCCATCTTGGGATTGCCAACGAAGTCGTTCACGCAGACTTCAGGCTCGCTTTAATGGCGGTAGGTTTTCCTCCACACTTAGGCGCCAAACAAAATCTAGTGGTTACAGAGCGAGAATCATTATTTGGGACTGATTCTCAACCTTGAGTGTACCGGCGGCACCTGTCATCGTTACGTACAACTCAACCGCACTGGTGTCAGACAACGCAATGAGACATGTAAAAGTGTCAATACGTTGACCGGCATTCAGAGTGTTGACGGACGTGACAATGCGTTCAGTTGACGAGGCTACTTGAAGGTCGTACAATGCTGTACAGATTTCGTTGACCGTGTCACTGACCACCACGTCACAAATGACCAGGTAGAACCCACTATCCAGGGTAAGGACACCAGCCGTGATATCGTGGACTAAGCCACCACTCACGACGGTATCTATATCCCAGAGAGCAGGAACTGTCGTTACGTATGTTTGGTCTGCAGCTCTACCAACAGAAAGGACGTTGCGACGATATGGGATAGCGCTGGCTTCAAGATGAAAGTTGGAGAACCGAACTTTATAATGAACCTCAACGTAACCAATAGTTGTCGCGCCTGCCTCATCCCTAACCATTACGATAAGTGAGCCGGGGTCGTAAAGGGTCAAATTTGACCCTTCAATACCACGCCTCACATATCTGCGGCCTGCCAACATATGTTTAGGTATGTGAAGCCAAAGTCCATCTGGTTTATAAACACTAGACGACACATGGGCTTCATACGCCGTAAACTTAGATTGGGTCGTAGGAACGCCGGAGTTGGGATTGGGTTCGAAAGCAAGTCCAATTTGACCAACGGTCGTTGTGATGACTGTTGTGCCTACAAAGTGGAACGAAAGTTCCTGAAACTCGTAGCAGTCATACCGTTGCGCCTCCTTGGATAATGATTCGAAATTTTCGGCTAGACCTGGGTTTACAGAATAACCAATGCAGGTAAAGTTGGCGTTACCCAACACTGAATCCACAATGATATCTGAACCAACATCAAGTCTATCCTTCCGAGCTGAGCTGCCACCCATGGATACGTAGGCAGCTGGTACACCTGTGGCCCTCTTGGCCACCTTCATTTGTTTCTTAGATGATTTATTCATGATTGTATGAGATGCCCTATCATGAAAGGGGACTGTTCATGTTGGCGGACAGCAAGTTGAGCCGTGCAGTCTCTTGGCGTTTTGGTTCGCTTGGAAAGTTTTACGTATGGTCAACAACCAATTTGGTCACCCTGGCTCTGCAGTACCTCCATCAATGGACTAAGTTTTCGCTCAGTCGTGTCAGGAGCACAATACCTTAACTGACACGCCGTCACAGCTACTAGTTAACCCAAAGCAGGATTTAACACGGGAGACAGAGCCGCCAACACCCCATGCGTTTACGGTCGCCACCGACCCCGTAGGGTGAGCTGAGGGTACCTACCTCAGCCCGGCAATGTGATTGCCAAACCTGAGCGTGTGACTAGGCGTATTCCACCGAAGTGTCATACGTGAGTAGTCCTGTTCAAGTGCAACTTGTAGGTCTGGGGGAATTCCAAAGGCCTCCCAAAACGACACGCGGGCTGTCGCTGTGGGCTCCCTGAATCGTGCTGACATGCGTAATGCTAGGTATTGCATCCCAGATTCAATTTCGACCTTGCGCTTCGTTTCCGTAGTACCACGGATCAGCGTTTGGTAGAACTGACAGAATATGGGCACATCCCCAGCAAGTGCCATGCCGCACATACCGATGGCTCTTCGATAGAAGTTATAATCCGACTCGTGTTGTATGGGTTTTACCACCACCAAATCCTTACTGAGAACAACACGTGGGTCCCGTACCATACGGTACACCCCAGGTGTGATTTCAATTGGATGAGATTGGCAGAATTCAATGTGTTCAAGGACAAATACTGGGTTCTCAACTTTCAGTACAAATCCAGACTCATCAAACCACCACACAATGCCATTCATGAAAGTGTCTAAGTCGGCACGTTCCATGATGACAACACAATCGTCGCCATCGTTAATCAAGGCGCATGTAATGCCTCTAAGCTGACAGTACGACCACACCATCATGGTCATCAATGATATATTTCCGAGTGAAGTGTTCATGTCACCGGATCATCTACCACCATGGACGTGGTAACAGACACAACTATCACAACACCGGACAAATCCGCGTGTGGTTAGTTGCATCCGCAACATCCAAGCCAGGCATTTATCATGGATCCCAAAGAGTGCTCGGTACAACGAGTGCTCAAACCGTAGAGCAGCCTGAGACACATGTTGATCAAATCGATGTGCATCAAGCCCCACTGCGACTGGGCACTTAAATCGTTTCCAAGACTCATAAATCGCCTGACCTCTCTCATCAGCATTAAGGCCTTTCATGACCGTTGGTCCTCCCCACATTTCATCTATTGCACCATAAATCACATGCTCACATGCTTTGGTGTAGACCCCGAGACTCAAATTATAACGCGTCGATCTTGGTTGAATGATCCTAGGATCAGAATCTTCATCCTCCATCGATTTGTCATTCTTTGGTGTTAAGTTCAACTTCTCGGCTTTCACAAAACTTGAAACGTAAGAATCTTTCTCTTCCAATGGTTTGATAGCCAGAGAGTCCCGAGCTTTCTCATACGCACGTCGCTTTCGCCCAGTATAAGCACTGATAAACTGATCAGTGGTTAAAGGTTTGACGACTCGAGTATGTTTAAGCAAGGCACGTCTGGCTGCTCCATGGTAGTGAACGAATTTTGCGTAACAGGGTCTGTAGGGCCTCTCCCACCCTCCATTCCCGGTCTTGTGAAAGAACACTCGTGTGATGATAGCACGAAGTGCTGTGTCCTCATCAGCATTGTGTACGCCGTACTGAACCCCAACCCCTATAGGAGCAAGGTTGTAGATCTTACGCTCTCTATACCGACCCCCAATGCTCTCACGAATTGCTAGCTTCTCAGCATTAGGATCATTTGGACAACCCTTAAGGCCAAACAGAGCATCTAGCACTAATTCAGGGTCCAACTTCGCTGAGAATCCGTTTTTACATTGTGGGCCTCTCTAGAGAGCGGCACGGACGTAACGCGCTTTCTTCTCCATGGGCGAGAGTTCCAAAGGGGAGCATCGTAAGTAACTAAGCGCGCGCCACACCTTATACAAATAACTTGTATAAAACGTGTCGTGCTCAGCTTGGCTGCATTCAATCTCGTGTGTTGTGGGGGTGAAAACACAAGCAATAAGGATAGTGACATGTTTAACCATGTCCACCCTACGGAAGCATTCCAACCTCCTAGCATCACTAAAGATCTCTGCAACGATTGCCCTCCTTATGACATCCCGATTTGGTTCCGTGTCCCGTGGCGTACCATGTTTGCACTTGACAGAAGCTAGGATCAGCCTCTGAAATTTGGTAAGTTCCGGTTCCTCCTCCGTTTCTGTTACATGTGCTTGCATGGTGCGAATGTCTGTGAAGATAGCGCGGTGCCCCTGTCTTCTCATGAGCCCGAAGAATAGGGGCAGTGGGCACCACAAAAATATGCCTGCGACAATAAAGCATATCAATGCGGTTGTTAGCTGTATAATGGTGTCCTTATCCAACGCTGCAGCTAAAACGTCGGCGGACTGTAAAATATTCATAAAGAGTTCGATCATTGGAATAGTAGTTGCGTCAACAAGTCATTAAGCTCATTTATTAAGAATAAGCCCAGTGTGCTATTGGCGACTAGCTGTAGTCCAAACTCACTCAGATAGCCAGCTACAATCTGAATGAGGTGTTCACGAGGTATCATTACGAACACTATAACCCAACT